CGCTCACGGGCTTTATAACGACTGTTGCCAGTGTCAAAATCCGCGTCCATTCCAGTGGTCATCTTGGCACGAGTAAAGTGCTTCAAGCCATTTGGAATGTCAGTGGTGAGAAACCAGTTACTTGTGTCGGTCAAGTAGTGGTTAATTGTATAGCCTTCTGGAACTACACCGTTGTTACTAATGGTGTTGATGTCGTTGTCTGCTGTACCTACACGACCCTCAGTTTCCAACAAACGAGTCGCAGTGAACTGCAAATCAGATGGGATAATGAGTTTTTTGGGTCGGGCAGAGATCAACAAGCCACGCTCGTCAGTCCATTTGCCAATTTGAATAACCGCATTCTCAAGCGAGGTTTCGTTAAGGTCAACAGCGCCAAGGCTGTTTGAGTTAACACCACCAGATACTAATGGGTGACTAGCGTTTACTAATGAAACACCGTCTCCGTAAGTAGTAGCAGTAGAGAACGCGTTGTTCAAGATAGCGGCGGCTTTCACCTGCTTAGTGTACGCCATGGCGCGAGCCAATGCTTTGGTGTAACGACCTGATAAAGAGTCGTACAAGTTATCCTCAATCGCTTCTTCAGTGATTGCGAAGCCCATAGCAACGGTTTCGTGCGTGTAACGTGCAGTAAACGCTTCTTGTGCGTTGTCATACTCAATTGCCGCGCCTTCCGATTTGGTAGGTGCCGCGCCGAAGCCTGACAGTTTAGTTTCTTCCTCAAACGAGCGATCAGAAGTCTCATCTTCATAGATTTCTTTATGCTCTTCACCGTACTTAGCATATTCTAAGCCAAATAAAGCGTTAAGGCCGGGTAATAGCTCTTTAAGGAGCTGGGATCGTGAAATAGCCATGATTTAGTACTCCTTATACACCGACGGTGTGGTTATAACGGTGGTAAGTAGCAGTTATTTTTACTAAAAATTCTGTAAAGTTACCAGAACTGTCTTTAGTATCTTCAACAACATCTACTACGGTAATTGGAAGAATAGTAGACACGTTATTAACAAAAATGCCCATTCTACTTCTACCAGTAGCGACTACGCCAGTGTTTAACACTAGCTCTGCGTTGTTAGAAATTGCTACCGCTCGTGATTTTCCTGCCACTACCAACCCACCAGTTGTACTATCTGCGGAAGCAGATGTAACACTAGCTACCTTGTATAAGGCGTTAGGGTCGTCACAAACAAACGCTTTAATATCGCTAGCCACAATACTTCCTGGGTAAGAGTTATTAAATGTTAGTTGCTTAGTGTTAGGATCAGTATAACTACAACCTAAGAAAACACCTACTACACCCGCAACTGGGCTAGTGTTTGCTTGTAAAGTTGTAATAATAATAGTCCCATCGTTTTTGTACTGCACTACATCGCCATTAAAAATAGCAGTGCCGTAATTACTAGCGATAGGCATTTCTCTTGTTGCCCCAGCAAACGGTAGTCCACCAATTAAATTAACTGGTTTGAGTCCGTAAGGGGCGTCAATGGTTGGATAAGCCATCTTAGATCACCTCTAAATTTTAGTTAAGTTACCCTTTTCCAAAGGTAACACTCGATTTCCTATCATTAAAGATAGGCATTCGTGGATCATTTTCACGCATCAAGTTGTTGTCTACCGCGTCCATCTGATTCTTGGTCATTTGCGAAAAGTGTTCCGCACGTTGTAAGACCATCTCTTCAGGCATCTTACATAGCATTAAACCGCCAATTACAATGTTGTCTTTGAACTTTTCGCTCTCTACTACAACCATAGTAATTTCGGGATGGTCAGATGCTTTGCAGGGTTCCCAACCTTCACGTATTCTTGAGGATATGTTTCTAGCGTCAGTCTCACCTAGCGTAGCGATACGAATCCATCTAAACTGATAACCCGGTTGAGGGTCAGGCTGGGGTAAGATGTCAGGAGCTTCCCAACTTCTTGTAGCCACAGTTTTTTCACGGGTTTCTTGGTCGCGCTTAATTCTATTATCAGCCATTATCCATTCCTCATGTCTTCTACCAGTTGTCTGGCATATTGTTCGTTTGATAATCCCAAACGTTTGGCAAGCCGTACTTGTGTTTGCGTTAATGTAACCTTTTTAGGGGCTGTGCTCCGCGTGGCGGGTGCAACTACATTGGCTCGTTTCTTTTTCGGTGCATCCTCGAAATTTTCGGGGAAGATTTGTCTAACGCGAGCGTCAATTCGCTCGTAATATTCATCGCTAGTGGGGTCTACACCCTCACTAAGTAATTTCTCATGTACACCCATTGCTAGGTTTTTCATCTCTAGGTCTGTTTCAAACCAAGGATTACGAGCAACCCAGTCTTCTGCGCGTGTATCTACAGGTGCTTGAGTAGAATTGTCGGGTATTGTTACACTAGGTTGATCCTCTTGTAAAGGCTCTACCCTGAAATTCTTTACTTTTTCTGCGTTCATGCTAGCATTTGTTAGCTTTTCTTGGGCTTCCATGACTTTTTCAGAGTCACCCTCGTCATACGCTCTTTTGTATGCGGCTTTCGCTTGTAGCAATTCTATAGCGGATTGTTTCTTAGCTTGCTCTAACAAAGCGGCGCGATTCTTGTTGACATCACCCTTTAATGCTTTGTTTTCTTCGGCTAATTGTTGAGCGACACGTATGGCTTCTTCACGCTCACGGCCAGCCGCTTCTTTGGCTCGACGCTCATCATGATAGCCTTTTTGTATCTTATTTATACGTTTTTTGACTTTAGAAGAATAACCTTCAAGTTCGTCATCAGTCACCTCTTCTGGAGGTTCAGACGCTTCTCGGCCTTGGTCTGCTTTGGGCGTGTCGTCAACAACCTCAATATCAAGGTCACTTTCGGCCTCAGCTTCTGGCTCTGGCTCTAAGTCTTTGGCATAATCTTCCTCGGTCTTTTTGCCACTAAGGTCGATTTCTACCGAATTAGTTTCTTCTACTTCAATTTTCTCGTCTGTTTCATGTGGAAACTCAAACTCTACTTTTTCAAATCCCATGACTCACCTCACGCGTGCGTGATACCACGAGGATCAGCAATAACTGCCTCAATGGAATCATCGTTCATTAGACGGTACTCTTTACCACTAACGGTAAAACGAGTGCCCGTGTTCATTCGGAACATTACGTAGTCGCCGACTTTGCACCATGGCTCCCCACTAAATCGGTCTTTGTCAGTATAGGCTTGGTCACCCATATCCAACACAATACCCATAATGGACATAATGTATTCACGTTTACGTACGCTTTCAGCCTTAATAATCCCACCTTCGTACTCTTCTTCTACTTCAGGCAGGGCTACTAACACACGATAGCCTACAGGTTTTGGCAATTGCGCTTCAAAAGTAGCTTCTTCTTGCTCCTTTCGTATGTGCTCAGGCACAGCGAGTATTGGTTCAGTCATCGTCGTCTTCCAGATAGTTTTTGGCGAGGTCATCGACATGGTTTAGACAGGCGTCGTATCCTCGGATTTTACCTGTTAGTTCTCGGTATTCGGCGTAGTTGTTAGCTCCACCTCCACTAAGAAATTCTTGCACGGAGGCTTTATCCTCTGTGATTTTATCTTTAAGCACGTCAAAGACGGTTTTAGCCATTATTCTTTACCTTTTGGTTTATTGGCGTTTTGTATATTTAACAAGTCAAGGTCGAGTTTAGTATTGTCCCTACGGCGGTCAGCGGTCATCTTAGCGCCCGCTTTACGCTCATCTAACTCTAGTTCTGCTTGTTCTATTTGCATTTTCATCTGCGCGAGTTGAGCTTCCAACTGTAGTTTTTGCTGGGCAAGTTGTGCGTCAGTCTGATCTTTCATGGCTTTACGCTGGGCTTCTTGCTGTTTGGCTTGCGCGTCTAGCTGATCCTTCTGAGTTTTGCGTTGTACTTCTTGCATTTTTGCCTGTACTTCTTGTTGCTGTAGCTGAAACACAGGGTCTTTAGCTTTTTCTTGTGACTGTTTTTCAGCCGCTTGTTTTTTATGTGCTTCGGTTAACTGCTTACCTGCCTGAGCTACCATGCGTGATAGGCTAGCCTCCATATCCTCAGTAAATTCTGTATTCGGTGCGGATAACTCGAAGCCTAACTTCTCTTCCATCTGCTGGCGGTACAAGAACGCCGTGTGTTCAGCGATATGTGCCTGAATAGCGGCCATAATCTGCTTGCCTTGCGGGTTTTGGCCTACCATTTGCGCAATCATGGGGTCAGCCATAAACGCTTTGTGGGCGTCAATATGCGCCTGGTGATCCTGATATATGAACGCTTTGACGGGTTTTCCGGTCAAAAACGCCATGTTTTCACTAATTGGATCCGCAGGTTTAGTATCTTCTGTGGTTGGTATGAGTTTATCCGCGTTTTTTACGCCCAAAACATCAATCATTTGGCGGTGTAACTGCGGTAAATCGTAGATTTGTGGTGCTTGAGACGACATTTGTAGCACTGTTTGGTACTGCACGACACGCTGTGCCATGGTCGTATTGTTAGGATCACTGACCGGCAACACCTCAATCATCTCGTAGTCACCACGTTTTGCCGACACTTCACCACGATGTGGTAAATACTCGTACTCAACCGGGGCGTTCTCTGCCATTAACTCTTTGAGTAACTTAAACTCTTGTTTCATCGAGTAGTGAACACGCGCCTGTACTGCGGCCATTGGCTTTAACGTACGCTCAAGTATCGCAAGTGTTGTGCCAACCGGAGCATTAGCGGACATGTCGGAGATGTCCATGTCACTAATAGCGCCTAACCGACGACCTTCAGTAGTAATCTGGTTAAGTAACGCTAGCAGTGTCTGGCTAGGTTCTTTGTAGGGTAGGGGCATGATGTTGTCGCGGATCGCACCGGAGGGTACATCAACGTCTTTCCACTCCCCAGGTTCAATCGGCGTATCGTCGCCTTTTATCCGTAGACCACGCGCCTTTAGACCACCAGGTAAGTTAGACAATGTACCTGCGTCAACAAGTTGACGGATTAGCGATGTACCTGCGCGTGCGTACCCACCGATGATATGTATTAGACCTAGACCATAAAACCCGAACCCAGGCACGTAGTTGTAATGCACGAAGTGTTGACGCTTCATGTACAACTCATCTTCTTCATCCCAGTTACGACGTATGGATAATACTTCGCCCGTACCACGCTCAATAGTGACCACGTAGGGTTTGGCTATCTCATCTTTATCCTTGTCCAGCTCTTCAATAAACAAGTCGGCGTGTATTTCATACAATGTAAACCGGTCGTCATCACTGACCGAGTACCCACCTTCTTCAGCCTTACGCTCTTCTATATCAGTATGAAACGATTTCGGCTCACCCAGCGGTGTATCAAGATAGAACCCCATGGCTTGTAGTTTTCTAAGCTCGTTCTTAGTCTTACGCATGACGTGGGTAACACGCTCGGCAGTCTCGATAGTTGACGCACCGTAGGGCACGATAACTTCTTCTGCGGGTATGTAGTGGGCGCATACTCTGCCCATGTTTGGCTCGTAGTACACTTTCTTAAACGCTGACCCAGACAACCCTAGTGAGTACAACATGCGCTCATGCTCAGGCCGGTACTCCACCATGTTCTCAGTCAACTCATAGTTCATGTCTGCGCGTACACGCTCCGCGGCTTCTTCTGTGTCTTTATCTTCTTTACCAAGTATCTTAGTCTTAACAGGCCCAGACGCGGGAAACGTTTCAGCCATGGCCTCTGCTTGAAACCGTATAGCAGATTCGGCGAGCACTGTTGAGTACACACCACATGCGCCTTCCCATGGTTCGGTACGCTCTTCATACTTAAAGCCTAGAACATCAAGACCATCAACGTAGGTATCTGCCCACTCTTTGCGGCTCTGCACGTCAGAATCTACCAGATCCATAATCGTAAACGATATTTTGGCTAGCTCATCTTCTTCTAACTTCTCAGCTAAGTTGTCTTCAAACTTAGACTCAATATCGTCCTTACCACCGACCAGTGTAATTTCTACACTGCCATCGCTTAATGTAACCTCTTCTGGATCAACAATCTCAATCTCTAACATTTCCTCGTCGGGTAATATCTCATCCATCAACCCTTCGGGCGCTTGTAATATGCTTTTATCTATGGCCATTTTGTTTACCTTCTTAACTTGCCTTTACGGACTAGCTTGTCACCCTGCGCTTTAGGAATAGACCCACTGCCGTAATTGACTAAATAATGTTTACCGTCGCCAGAAGTGCCCACTATACGTTTGTTTCCTGACCCCGACCCTTTGATGTTTCCACCTGTGTTATATCTTCTCATTAATAAAACCTATCGCCCCTACGCGACTTAAAATATGAAACTTCGTCTGGCTCATCGGTTGGTAGTCGTATGAACCCGCCTTGTCTAAAACGCATCAGAGCCATTACCGTTGAGTCAACCAAATCATCGTGACTCATAAATGGAAACCCTGCGATTTCTTCTATCACTTCTTCCGCCCAGCGTGTTGAAGGTACCCAACACAGCCCAGAGGACACAATATCTGTTACAGAATTCAAACGCGCTAGTTTGTCGCCTGATCCACGGTGTGGAGTGTACTCTGATACAGGTAAGCCCATTCTACGCATTTCCTGGTAGATAGCCACACCTGCGCTTTTCTTCTCTACGATAAACGCATCAGGATCCCAGGTGCTGTATTCTTCCATACACAGTGTTTTTAACTCTGGAAACTCCAAACGCTTCTTTATGGAGTTTAGGAGTATGATGTTGTACGCATCCCGCTCTTCGTTAAAGAACACACCCCATGTAGTTAACGCTGTATAGTCAGCGCGGTTATGTGTTTCTGCCGCCGCATCCAATGACATGATAATATACTCGCAAGCGGGCGGTCTGTCGTTACCCCATAACTGCCACCACTCACGTTTTACTATCGACGCTTCTTCTGCGGTGGGTTGTTGCTGGTACTGTGCGTTCCACTGAAACACCGGCATTGACGCTTTGGTACGTAACAACGCTTCTAAGTCAAAAAACTCAGGCCAGAGTGGTTTTTGCACCTCTTCACCTGTTTTCTTGTCTTGCACATCAAGTATGGCGGGGAACTCTATGACTTCGTACTGATCAGCACGGTGGTTTTGCGTCATATCGCGTATAACACGTCCAGTCAG